GATACTACCGCCGGCCTGCTGCGGGTGTGCCGGGCGTTCGCCGACAGCGAGGGTAAGTAAAACCGGCCGCATCACCGCTTGCATTGCACCGCGGCCCGCCCTCTCGAAGGGCGGGTGCGTGTGCGTCATGAGTAGAGAAGGGCACGGCGACAGCGATGGCGGCACCGGACGATACAGGCACCCCGGGGGACAACGCCCCATCGCTTCAATCCCTTCTCCTGCTCCAGATCCGCCGGGCGGTCGACTCCCGCGGTATCAGTGTATCCAGCCTGGCACGGGCGGCCGGGGTGCGCCCCCAGGCCCTGCAGTCCTGGCTGGCCGGCCGCGCGGTACCCAAGCTCCCCGCCTTGGAGGCCTTGTTCCGCGCCCTGCGCCTGGTACCGGTCATGGTGCCCCTCGACGAGCACCACGACGGCGCCGACCTGCGCGACTACCTCGACGAACGCGAGCTCCACGTATACGACGCCCTGCCCGAGCAGCCGATGGACGTGCTCAAGGCCCAGTTGCGCGACCTCCAGCTCCAGCGCCTGCGGCTTGAAGAGGATTACACCCTCGGCGCAATCACGGCTAAGGACTACCGCCGCTGGGTGGTGCATTACGCCGACGCCGTGCGCCGCGTCATCGAGGCCATGACCAACGTCGAGGACAGTAACAGCCTGCGGCAAGTCCGCGACGTGATCCTGGAATACGGCAGCCCCGACGGGCCGGCCTATGACGAGGCCATGGTGCGCCGGGTCCGCGCGGCGAAGCGCCGCCCGCCGCCCGCATTGCCCGCCGTGACGGATATCACCGTCGAGCACGAGGTGCTGCCCGACGACGTGGGCGGCGCTGTGCCACCGCCGGCAAAGGACAGCGATCCAGGGGAGGGCGCATGACCTCGCCCGCTGACCTGCAGCGCGAAGCCCGCCACCTGGCCCGGGCAGTGGACCGATGGCGCCGCCACATCCGCAAGCGGACATTCCAGCGCGCGCAGCGGGGCCTGGCCCAGCGGGCGCCGCGCCTGCACATACGCTTCGGCATCCAGCCCGACACCTTGCAGCAGACCGTGATCGAGGACCAGCACCCGCGCAAGATCTGCGTGTGGGGGCGGCAACGCGGCAAGACCGTCACCGCCTTGCTGTGGATATTCCGCCGCGCCGTGCTTCACCCGGGCACGATCCATTGGTATGTGGCCCCGACGTACAAGCAGGCCAAGCGCATTGCCTGGGACAAGGCCAAGACCATCCTCCCGCGCGGCATGATGTCCCGGCGCCCCAACGAGAGCTCGTTGTGCCTGTACCTGCAGAACGGCAGCAAGATATTCCTGATCGGCGCCGCCGACAGCGACAGCCTGCGCGGACCGAGCTTGACCAGCGTGGTGCTCGACGAGTACGGGACCATGCGAATGGAGGCGTGGACCCAGGCCATCCAGCCCATGCTCGTGGCTACGCGGGGGCACGCCCTGTTCATCGGGACCCCCAACGCCCTCAAGGGCCCCCACCTCGAAGCCCTCTGGCACCGCGCCCGCAGCGGCCAGGACCCGCGCTGGGCTTGGTGGCACAGCCCGTCGCGCGAGGCGGTACACATCGCCCCCGAGGAGATTGAAGCGGCCAGGCAGCAGCTGCGCCCCTGGGAGTTCGAGCAAGAGTACGAGGCGCAGTTCAAGGACATTTCGGGGCGCGTGTGGCCCGAGTTCAAGGACCGGTTCGCCGACGACCCCGACGAGCCCGGCCACCTGCTGCGGGCACCAGCCGGCACCGACCAGCTCCCCTGCCCCAAGGGTTGGGACGTTGTCTGCGGCGTGGACTTTGGGTTCACGGCGCCACTGGCGGCGGTCTGGATCGCCGTTGGGCCGAGCCAGCAGGTACAGGTCCTGGCCGAGTACTCGGCGCCGCGCCGCCGGACCAGCGAACACGCCGTGCACATCAAGGCAATCTCGGACCTGTACGGCGGCGTGGATATGGTACGGTTTGTCGGCGACCCGGCCGATCCGCATTGGGCCGCTGAGTTCGACGCCGAGGGAATACACATCGAGCCCGCCGTTAATGCCGTCAACGCTGGGATCGAGCGCGTCGGTCGCCTGCTGGCGCATGGTTATCTGCACGTGGGCGCGTGCTGTACCGGGCTGATCGGTGATATGCTGCACTACATCATGGACCCCACAGCCAAGGTCCCGCGCCCGCGCAAGCTCAACGACCACACATGCGACGCGCTACGTTATGCGTGTATGGCCACCGAGCCGCCGGACAGCTTCAGCCGCCGGGCAGGGGAGCCCGAGGCGCAGATAGACTACGTCGGCGGCGACGACCTCTTCGACGACCTGGAAGACAACTGGGACGCCACCGGCTGGTCGGCCCAATGGGAGGAGTACTGAACCATGACCACGCGCCCCACAACGACAGACCACCCCACGCCCGACGAGGACGACCCGGCAGGCGAAGGACCGAGCTGGCGCCCGGCGTCCGGCTGCGCGCACGCAGACCCCGATGTCCTCCTGGACTGGCTGTTCACGGCGGACCCGCTGCTGGAGGAGCTACGCGAGGACCTCCACGAGGAGGCCAACACCCTGCGCCTGGTCCGTGCGACTGAGCGTGAGACGCTGAGCGACCTGGCCCGGGACACCCGCACGTGGAACGCGATGGGGCGTGGGCTGCGCGTGTTACCGTTGTCCCAGACCAACCGCCAGCGCGTGCTCAAGCAATGCAACCACCTCTACTACCGCGATCCGCTCGCCCGCTGCATCATCAAGACCTACACGTACCTGACGTGCGGGAAGGGCATGCGGGTGCTGTTCCCGGCCGACGTCGACCCGGACGGCGCGGCGCAGGCCCGGTGGGATATCATCGCGCAGGCCAACGACTGGGAGCGGCGGTACCGCGACATCATTACGCTGACCTACCTGCTGGGCGAGTGGTTCGTGGTCCGGAAGCCGCTAGTCGAGGATCGGTACTGGGACGAGGCGGCCGGACGTCCGGACGCGGACGCGTTGCGCGCATACCTGGCCGCGCTGCCGCCCGAGGCCATCACAATCAACAGCTTGAGCCCCCTGGAGGTCGAGGAGGTCGTGGCCGCGCCCACCAACCGTGAGCGCCCGTGGGCGTACAAGCTGGCCTCGGATACCCGGACCGACGTGGACGCCAGCTTGCGCAACTCCCCCCGCGCCCCGGGCCAGCCATGGCCCGACGTGTTCTACGCCAACGACGTCACGCACTTCAAGGTGGACGACCTGTCATTGACCGACCGCGGGCGGCCCATCCTGGAGCCCGTACTGCGGCAGATCGCGTATTACCGCATGTTCCAGCTCGACCGCTTGACGATGACGGCCATCCGGACCCGGATCCCCCTGATCCGCAAGATCGGCGGCAGCGGCCCCAAACGCAAGGCCGGGCGCAAGGCGGCCATGGAGGCGCATAAGCTTCCCCGTCCCGGGACAGTGGCCATCGTCGGCCGGGACGAGGAGTGGATCTACCCGGGTGGGCCCCCCGACGGCGCCAGCGCGGCGGAGGACGGCCGTACCATCCTGTTGCAGATAGCCACGGGCGTCAACCTGCCGGAGTTCATGGTCACCGCCGACGCCAGCAACGCCAACCTCGCAAGCACACTGGCCCAGTCGTCGCCGATCCTGGCCATGTTCAACGATTACCGCGGGCGCTTCGCCGCCTGCTTCGCCGACATGATCGAGGAGATCGTTGGCGTGCGGCCGCAGATCGAGTTCCCCGAGATCGTACGTGACGAGCTCCTCAAGGTCGTGCAGGCGTTCAGTATCATGTTCCGCGACGGTGTGGTGTCGCGGGGCACATACCGTGCCCGGGTGGGGCTGGACCCGGACGAGGACGAGCGCTTGGCCGACGAGCGCGACGAGGCGCAGCCGCATGACTTCGGCCCCGCCGAAGAGGAGCCGGCCGCCCCGCCGGAGGAAGAGGAGTAGCCCGCGCCCATGGCCTCGGTCAATCAAGCCCTGGCCGACCTGGTCCTTCAACACCGCCACTACCTCCTGGCGGTGGAAGAGCACGCCTTGGCGCAGATGGGCCGTGTGTTCGACAAGGCCCTGCGCGAGGTCCGTACAACGATGGCCCGGGTGGGCTTCGACCCACGCACGTTCACCGGCCAGCGGTTGGTCCGCTTGGAGAAGCAGCTGGCCGGCATGGTCGAGCTGAGCGCGCAAGCCGCCGGCGGCGAGCTCAAGGCCACGTTACGCGAGATAATCCAGGCCGAGAACGTGGCCCAGACCGGTATCCTCCTCGACGCCCTGCCCAAGCCGATGGAGGTGCTCATCTCGTTCGAGCGCTTGCCGTTGGCGCAGATCGAGCAGATGATCCAGACCCCGCTGGGGGGCAAGACGCTCAACGACCGGCTGAAGACCATGGTCGCCGGCGCGGCGGATGATGTGCGTTCGGCCCTGGCCACGTCGATTACCCTGGGCGAGGGCATCGACCCCGCAGCGCGCCGGATCCGGCAGTACGTCAAGGGCAAGACCATGTACAATGCCCAGCGGATCGCCAGGACCGAGATACACCGCGCGGCCACGGCCGCGCAGCTGCACGTGTACCGCCGCCACAAGAACATCCTGGCCGGGCTGACGTGGTATGCCACGCTCGATCGGCGGACGTGCGCCGCCTGCGCCGAGCTGGACCAGATGATGTGGCACTACGACCGCCCGCCGTTGCTGTCTGAGGCTCCAGAACCGCCATTACACCCGGCGTGCCGCTGCACCATGGTCCCCTCGACCAAGAGCTGGAAGCAATTGGGCTTCGACAAGCAGGACCTGAAAGGCTTTCCCGGCCTCAAGGACTTGGACGGCAAGCTGGCCCGGGTGCCGGGTTACGGCGTCTGGTTCAAGCGCCAGCCCAAGGACGTGCAGTTGGCCATCCTGGGGCGCAAGCGCTGGCTCGATTGGAAGGCCGGGCGGTTCAAGCTGCGCGACATGGTATCCACCATCCCCCGCCGCTTGAAGCCCTTGTCCCCCGACCAACTGGCCAAGGTCCGCGGCCTGGGCCGCCGCGCCAAGCCCAAGCGCCGGGTGGTCCAGCCCGGCAAACGGGCCTTCAAGGCCAGCGAGATCCGCGCCCTGATCAATGCCGAGGCCTTGAAGGCGGGGATGAGTCGTAAGCAACTGGCTACGTATTGGCGTGACGTGCGCGCGGGACGGCGTCTGTCCTTACGTGAGCAGTTGGCCAGTATACTGAACGTGACGGAGGACGACGCCGCCGCAGTTACGAAGAAGGTCCTCGACTTCCAAGTGGCGGTGCACCGCCGCCTGAGGGCGCTGGTCAAGGAAGCGCAGGCGCTGTCGGGCGCGAACAAGGTACCGGGCGCGGCGGTCCGCCGGACGCTAAGGGCCACCTACAAGGAGCCCGCGACCAAGAGCGCATTACACGCCCTGATCCGCGACTACGTAGTAGCAGCGAACGCGCAGGATCCCCTCCTGGGGATGACGTTCGATGAAGCGCTCGAAGCCTTCAACGAAGGCATGCGTACATTACGAGGGACCAAGTTCGTGAAGCACGGCGGCGGTGCAATCATCAAGGGACACGGCGACGCCTCCGTTACAATAGTGGTCGGCGGCTATAAGCCGTCGATTACTGCCCGCCTGCGTCCCGCACGGGCGTTCTCCATGGACCAGTACACGAGCACGCCGGAGTGGTACAACCGGCAGGGCCTGGTCGTGGCCGTGCCGGACGGCGCCGCGTTCGGGTACCGGGAGAGGTGCCACAGCGTGTTGCTGGACGTGTCGCAGATAATAGAGCTGGGGGGCTCTACCACGGCGGGGGAGGTCGAGGAGTTAAGGGTTGCCTTCCACGAGCTGGGGCATACCTGGGAGTACAGTGATCCGAGGGTCAACCGAGCAGCCAGGCGGTTCTTCGACCGCCGGACGCGGGGCGAGGCGACCCGGCGGCTGCGCGATATCAGCCCCTTCGGCTCCTTCGACTACGATGAGCGGGCGAAGCCGGACCGGTTCTGGAAGGCATACGTGGGTAAGGTATATGGGGACGATGAGGTCCCGCGCGAGGTGTTCAGCATGGCAACGGAGCACCTGCCCGGCTTGAACATGGCGCGCCCCCTGCAAAAGGGAGTGGCGGGCGATGCGTACATGTACATATCGCCTGCGGCGAGGAACGCGGTCGACTGGGCCACGTATGATCCGGAGCACTTCGAATTGCTGCTGAACGCGGTGGCCGGCGCCCTATAGACGCGGCGGCCCTTTTATTTCCGGAGGGAAAGACATGGCAGCGGCTATTACGGTAGGCGGGGTCACGGTACGGTGGCGCGGCGTTGACTCCGCCAACCCCTGGACCGACGGGGAGATTACGATAGAGACGCCCGTGTCTCCTACCTACATGGATACGGAGCTGGCGCGGGAGGTGCGCGAGCTGATTACCGATACCAACGGCTGGTGGTTGGCTCACGGGGGTGCGCCGCCCATCCGGGCGCGCAGTTGGGCGGCGGTGCGGGCGGTATGCTTGCGTTTTGCCCATCAGCATGGCCTGGCGGCCAAGATGACGGGGGACCAGGCGGTAACGCCCGATCCGGCCCCCATGCCGCGCTACGCGCTGGAAGACGGAGTGGTCGAATGATAGTACAGCTGCGCCTGGGCGCCGTGGAGGTAGCCTGGGAGGGAAACGATATGCTGGAGCCCGGGACGTGCGAGGTCTTGCTGGACGAGACCGCGGGTGAGCAGGACGAGTCGTCCCGCGGGGCAAAGGCCCTCCTCGACCACGTGTTGGCGCAGCCGGCCGATATCCCCTGGCGCGACGGGACTGATGGTGCCGAGTGCGCGCGCGGCTCCCTGGCCATGCTTATCCTGCTCTGCGCCCGGTTGCATAGGCTGTTCCGCCTGCCGCTGACCCTGACGCGGGCGACGAAATAACGCCCTGGGCCTGACTCCCCGGGGCTCGAACCGGGGGCGCTTGGCACGCACATGCCGGCGCCCCCGGTTCTTTAACTGCTAAAGTGCATCGCGTCTAAAGCGTCCTTTTGAACGGACGTTTTAACTGCTTAAGTGCTTCGCACTTAGCACCACCTCGACTTTTCCACATGCCATCGTGCTTGCCTTACGTTGGACCCCCGCGCGGGCGATACCGCCCCGCGCGCACGGGACAAAACACCCACCCCCGGTACTCCCCCGTGCGTATGCCGGCTGCCCGCCTGGGGTCCACCTTATGGATACCCACCGGCACTTCACACCGACGGAAGAGAGGGGTGCCCCGTAATGGCGAGCAACATTCACATCTACATGGACCATGCGCCAGTACCGCCCGCGCCCAAGGCCGAGGAACGCGGTCAGGGCAAGGGCCAAGGCGGCGACCCGCAAGGAGACGGCGGCGCCGAGCGCTGCGTTTGTCCCGAGTGCGGCACTACAGCCGAACATGTCAAGGGAAGCCCCTGCACCGAGCAGACGTGCCCCAAGTGCGGCGCGGCAATGCGCGGGGAGAACGCGGCGTCTGGCGAGGCCACGTCCTTCACGACCAAGCCCTGGGACGGCAGCCTGAGCCGGTACACCATCGACCAGGCCCTGCGGGCGGTCCCCCGGGCCATCGCGCAGTGGGCACGCCAGCAGGCCAAGGCTGCCGACCGCGACGTCATCAAGGGCGACCTCAAGCTCCCCATCCGCGAGCCGGATGGCACGGTCAACGTCAATGCGCTCCGCAACGCCCTGGCCCGGATCAACCAGGTGAAGGGAGTGCCGGCCAGCGTACTGGCCAAGGCCAAGGCCGAGATCCAGCGGCTCCTCGACCAGTACCGGCGCCGGCAGGGCGGCGAGAGCGTCACCGCCAACTACCGGGCGATGCACAGCCTCCTGGCCGAGCGGGCGCTGGTGCCCATCCGTATCGAGGCCCGGTGCGAAGCGCTCGACGCCGCCACGTGCGAGCAGTTCAGCATGCCGACGCCGTACGAGCCGGCAATGACCGGCCGGCGCGCCAAGGTCGTGATCGCCGTGGCCGGGCGGTCGCTCAACAACAACATCTACAGCGAGAAGGTCCTGGAGGCCGCGGCCCCGAAGTTCAACGGCGCCAAGGTCTTCTACGACCACAAGGACAGCGGGCAGCGCAGCTTCCGCGACCTGGCCGGTGAGATCAAGGTCATCGGCATGGGCGACGCCCGCACTCCCGACGGCGACATCAAGCGCGGCCTGCTCGGCGTGCTCGAAGTTCTGGAGGCCGACACGTGGCTCCAGAAGGTCATCGCCGAGAAGCCCCACCTGGTCGGGCTGTCAATGTACGTGTGGGCGTACAGCAAGCGCAACGACGACGGCAGCGAGACCATCGAGTCCATCGAGAAGGTACAGTCCGTGGACCTCGTCGACGACCCCGCGGCCGGCGGCGGGGTCATCTCCGTGCTGGAACAGGCGCCTGTACAGCCCCCGCCCGATCAAGCCCAAGCGCCCCGCCCCGGCGGCGAGACCATAGATGCCGACCCCGTGACCGACGAACAGAAAGAGGAGGAGGACATGGAGAAGATCAAGGAACTCGAAGCCAAGGTCAAGGAGCTGGAGCAGGCGCGGGTGGAGAGCGAAAAGCGCGCCGGCGCCGCCGAGGAAGAACTGGCCAAGCTGCGCCGCGAGCGCCTCATCGAGGAGTACCTGCGCGAACGCCGCGACGAGATCAAGCCGAGCGTCGAAGCGGCCGTGCGCGAAGCGGCCGCCGCACTCGACGATGTGGATCGCGACAAGCTCGCCGCGCTCGAAGCCGAGTGGACGGCCCGGGCCGAGGCGTTCGCCAAGGACTTCGCCCCCGCGACGGAAGCCGAAGACAAGGCCAAGAAGGCCGAAGACAAGAAGGAAGACGCCCCGGCCCAGCCCGCCGGCCTCCCGCCCAAGCGCCCGACCGACGCCGAGGACGGCGACGAGGCCCTGGCGCAGAAGGCTGCGGAGACCGTGCGGCGCATGATCGAGGGCTTCGTGGGCGTGGTGCCCGACGACGACAAGCCGGCGAACTAGCCGCCGGCTAGGACAGTCCATACCAACATAGATAGAAGGAGGGAACGACGATGGCTCTGGACCGCGACTTCCGCGTACTGGTGCCTGGCCGCCAGGTGCCGTTCTACAACAACTCGGGCGGCGCGCTCGAAGAGGGCGACATGGTGTACGACAACTCGGGCACCATCGCCAAGGTAGCGGACAACAACACCGTGGGGTGCCTCGGGATCGTAGCGGCCGACGTGGCCGACGGCGAGACCGGCGTGCTCTATATCGACGGCCTGTTCGAGGCGACGGTGGCCGGCACCGTGAACTTCGCCCCGCACGCGCCCGTCTACACGGCAAGCTCTTCGACCGTGGACTCTGGCAGCACCAGCGACAAGTGCGTTGGGTATGTCATGGAGACCGACCCGCCCAGCGGAGCCAGCACGATCAAGTTCTGGCTGTACTCGACCCTGAACCTGCAGACCACTCACGCCTAGTACCTGGGCGGCTGAGGCAACAAGAGGAAAGGAGCACGACGACATGCTTATCGGGAAGCCCACTCTCGAAACCTTCGACTCGTTCCAGGCCGCCCTGGCGAACGACCGCCCGCGCAAGCGGCGTCCGGTGGAGGTGGACCCGGTGCAGTTCGCCCGCGTAATCAAGGCCATGGAGATGGGGGCGCGGTTCCCTCTCCGGTCCCTACGCGAGGCAATCGGCACCGGTGCCTGGGACAGCATCATGCTCGACGCCATGCATAAGCGCATGATCAAGGGCTGGGACGCCGCGGCGCAGGCCCTGCACTGGCGCAAGATAGCGAGCACGATCCGGAACGTCTCGGACTTCCGCACCATCAACGTGATCCAGACCGGTGACTTCACCACCCTGGACGAGGTGCCGGAGGGCGGCGACTACCAGGAGACCGAGTTCACCGACGACCGCGCGACCTACACCGTCAAGAAGTACGGTAACATCTTCGCCGTGACCTACGAGTCCATGTCGAACGACGACCTGGGCGTGTTCGGCAAGGTGATGCAGCGCTTCGGCGGGGCCGCGGCCCGGACGGTGGAGAAGTACCTGTTCACCACGCTGATCGACGGTAATGCCGCCATCTACGACGGCAACAACCTCTTCGACAGCACGAACCACGGCAACGACCTCGGCGCGTCGAAGCCCCTGAACCACGACAACCTCGAAGCGGCCATCGAGCTCATGCTCGCGCAGACCGACCTCGACGGCAACCCGCTCGACCTGGTCCCGCGGTACCTCATCGTGCATCCAGACCAGAAGTACGATGCCATGCGCATCATCCTGTCGGAGCATAAGCCCAGCGACGTGGCAACCATCAACGTCCACCAGGGCGAGCTGGATCTGTGCGTGACGAGCCGGATCACCTCGGGCCGTTGGTACCTCGTGGCCGACCCGTCGCTCATCGAGACCCTGGAGATCGGCTTCCTCGGCGGCCGCCAGGAACCGGAGCTCTTCGAGGAGTCGGAGCTGTCCGACGCGGCCTTCGACCGTGACGTGAAGCGCTACAAGGCGCGTCACATCTTCGGCATGGTCATCCCGGATTACCGGGGCTGGGTCCGCGCCAACGTCTAGGCCCTGACGACCTGTACGTTCAATTCCGGCCGGGTGCGGGGCAACGGTGGTCGGTTAGCCTCGCGGCGCCGACAGCGGCCCACCGTTGGCCCCGTCCCGGTCGGTTCTTTACGAGGGAGGCATAGACGTGGCGTATGCAACCACGGCCCGCGTGACGAGCACGGGCAGCGTCAAGGGAACGAAAGGCACGGTGTGGGCCGTGCACGTGGAGCCGTCCGGCACGGCCGGCACCATCGTAATCAAGGACGGCGGCGCCTCGGGGACCACGGTGCTGAGCCTGGCCACCCCGGCCAGTGCCGCCAGCCGCTACTCACTGGCGTTCTCCCAGGGCCTGGCGTGCGATGCCTCGATTTACGTCGAGGTCAGCAACGCCGTGGCGGGGGTCCATTACTCCTAGC